GTATCCTGCTCCAAAAAAAATGCCCCTCTTTGAGCGTAGTTTTGATTTACCTGCTCTTTCAATCATGAATGTTTCAACATCTTTATCATGCTTTGAGTAGTTGCATTTGCTACAAGCTGCAGCCAGGTTGGATGATTCATCTGTTCCTCCTTTGGCAACTGGTATTACATGATCAACTGTTGTTGCTGCTGCTCCACAGTACTGGCATTCGTTGTTGTCTCTGGATAGTATTTGTGCACGTGTTTTTCTCCAGGCTCTTCCTCGACTCATTGTGCTTTCCTTAGCTTCTTCTTTATGTCTGTTATGTATTTGACTGCAATGTCTGGGTCTACTGAGTCATCTATTGGTGCTTTGTATTTGTCTGGTATTTTTGTTTTCTTTTCTTGTCCGACATAACGTTCTTTAAGAGTTCTATAAGAGTTATGTAGGACACCATTGTCATACCCCTCCGGACGTGTATGTCCGGGGTATAGGACACCCATGTCAGGGGTAGTCATTCTGTATAAGTTTGACTGACCTGTTCTAGTTTCTACTTCTAGATGTCCTTTATTGATTAGTTCTATCTGTATACGTCTTACTTGACGTGTTGATAGTGCCATCATCTTTGCTATGCGTTCTTGTGATGGCCATGCTGCACCCTCTTGATCATTGAAATGGTCAGCTAGTACAACCAACAATAGTTTTTCCATAGGTGTTAGGTTCTCTTGTTCCAATGCCCAACCAACTAACTTTGCACTCATAGTTGTTTACCTATGTATTCTGTGTAAGCAGGTGGTATTGCTTCAACAATATTTGCCCAATTCATGTATGTAAGCCCCATTGCTTTTCTAGCCTCTTCAACTGTTGAAGCACTTTTGCCACCACCAGGAATTTGGTCGTTCCTGTGACCCCAAACACCTACAACTTTACCTTGTTTTTTGTGCTCACAAATTGAACCTTGTAATTTGACATTTGATTCAAACAATCTGTGTCGTCTCACACCTAGATTGAAAGATGACCCACACAATTGAATTGGGTCAACCAAAGGCGACCCAGGCACATTTTCAATAATGTAAACTTTTTTTGATTGTTGTAACATTTTTCGTACTGGTTCAATTAAATTAGGTTTTCTACTATCATGACCTTGTGCAATCGCTAATTTACGCAAAGCACTAAATGCTTGACATGGTGGTGATGCATGAATTACATCAAATTGTTGCAAGTAATTAACATCAAGAGTCATTACATCAGCTTTGATGAAAGTAAATGGATATTCTTTGTGCATTGATATATCTATCCCTGTGACTTCAAATCCAGCTAAGTTGTATCCAACTGATGCCCCACCTGAACCACAGAATAGGTCTAAAAGTTTTCTCATAAGATGCCCATAGTTTTCTTAACAGCCTCAGGCACTACAGGTACGGCAGGGTCACAATCCTCATGCAACATTTCTTTGTTGTACAACTTGTGACATGTGCTACACCAAACATAAGTCGGCACTACTTGTTACCCCTAACAATTTTGGCGCATACTGTGCAATGCTTTTTGTTAAATGTCCAATTACCACAATTAACACATCTCGCAATGAGCTTGTCCATAGATGCAACAATGGATGCTTGGCGTACAGCGTAACGCTCATATTTTGTCATATTTGTCGCCTAATGATTTTTTTGGCTGTTTCAGCATCTTGTGGGTTAGTAAACAAATCCTTTTTGTTCTCTATGTCCACAGCTATTGATTCTTGTAATGCCTGAGCAAATTTGTAATCATGTGCTTTGTCTTGAGGTCTCATACAGCGTCTCCATGCTTGTTGGTGACATGCCACATGAATGTCTTATTTAATGATACCTGAGTTGAGCCGTACATCTCCATATTGCAGATGTCACATTTCATAACCCAATATTTGAATCTGTGGTTCTTTACTTTGTCTGGCTTGATACGTGTTGACACACCTAGTAAGACCAGGAATGACAAACCTAATGCCATCAGTATTGCTTGTGCGATTGTTGCCAATGTTTCAATCATGCTAACCCTGTTTTCTTTGAACATTCAGGCCAGGCGTTCCAGCCTTGTTTTGCTTGTAATGCTTTTGCTCTTAATAGTTGTTCTCTAACACTTGCCCTACTTGGTTTACCTGTTCCACCTACGTATTTCCATGATCTGTCATCAAATTGAAACAGTCCATGATATTTGCCTGTTTTGTTTACTGCTTTTGGATTTAAACTTGATTCACACATTGCCAAAGATTTCCAAGGCTCAGGTAAATCGTTTGGTGAACTCATTAGTATCGTTGCCATCAGAATTCCGGTGATGTCCATGGGTCATCTTCCAATCCACCAGCAGCGATTATTTCAGCAGTTTCGTGGCTGGTCGGTATTCCCTGTAACCATGCACTAATGTTATCCCCAAGATGACCTGCTTGAATATCATCCAATAGGGGTTTAACTTCTTCAAATGTCATATTTGGCTCAGGAACAATCTGCGCATCTTTACGTCTTGATGCAAATTGAACGAAAGCATTTTGTTGATTGGTATCTTTCAATATCTTTGCCAACTCGCGCTGCAACCAACCCGACATCTTCGGAGTCGCAACCCTGCGAGGCTTTAGATAAGTAATTGGTTTTTCAACATAAGGCACTTCTGATCCACCAAGTGATTGAGTAATGTTGGCTTTAACCATCTCTTCCCTTGATGGTCTTAAGTTTGCAACATTTTGTCCGTTGCGTTTTGGTTGAAAGTTAAAATTAGCGAGTGCTCTTCCAAGAGCTGAACTCTCTGCATTCTCTAAAGCATTGCGTGCGTTTACACCTTTTGCCTCTGTGCGTTCATCAGCTAGTCCGGTAGCAACTTGTCTATCACCAACCCAGATGATTGCTTTAACAATGTAATGGCCGTTGATATGTGAAATTAATTCTGTTTCAACTCTGCCATCTTGATCGTGCGTTTTCCAAAACCTGTCGAGTCTTTCAGCTACAGGTTCATAATCTTCAATGTTGAAGAATCCCATATCACACCCCTTTGTTTTGTCTTACCTGGGTGATACTAGGCAGGAGTTTTAGGGTAAGTCAACAACGACTCACCATTCTTTTCCATCAGCTATGAATTTTCCTTTAGCATTGATTGGTATTAACTGAGGCACAACGTGATTGTTTTGTACATACAAAAGTCCAAAACCTTGTTGCCAATTAGCAGATTTTTCTCTTATATAACCTGCGCCACTTGAGTTCAAATCCATAAGATGACCCACCTCCATGCCCCAGATAGTGTTTAAACGCCCACCAAAGCCCCTAGAAGCCTTTGAAATGCCCTGACGATGGGTATGTCCAATCACGCAATTCTGACCCGTTCTAAGTGCCAAATTAAGCCCTGTAAGCCCGGCCGTAGTATACATTCGTCCTTCATCGCCATGACCCATGATTACGCCAGGAGCAATAAAGTCCATCTGTCGGTTGTAAGTTATTCCTAACTTGTTCAATCCCAATAGGTTTTCAATCCTAAGAGCTGTTACTGATTCAAATGCTGGAGCATTCTTGTAAATGTACTTTTCAATCCTTTGAGAGTGATTAGAACGTTGAAGAACAAAAGGCTTCTTCTTTGAACCCAGAGCTTCCCTAAACTGAGCAAGAATGGAATGAGTGAGATTAAAATTCTTTTGGAGTGTTCCCTCAAATTCTTTGCGTGTTCCCTTGTTAAAAGCACCAAGTTCAGCAACGTCTATTTCATCCCCTACGCAAAATATGCCATCAATCTTTGATTCCCAAATGTAATCTAATACACGATCAACATTGCGTTTATGGTGAAAAGGGATTTGTAAATCTGGTAATACTAAGTAGCGTTTAATACTTACCTCTTTTTCTTGAGGTCGATTACGTCACTCCAAATCATATCAGTCTTTGTCTGTAATTTTGTCATTTCAATCTTCATATCATTTATTTTGTCAGCTAGTGATGATCCACCATTAGGGAATAATGTTTGTTTGATTTTAGTTTGCATCGCTATTAGGCGAATCATCAAAACTATTATAGTCAATGAACAACCAATAATGGCTGTTAACTCATTTATACTCATTGGTTTTTGTACCAATTTGGATCATAATCTGTATCATCCTCAAAATCATCATCATCAGGTGTGTCGGCATAAGCAAAAGTTTCATTGGCATAGTTAATCATTCCAAAGATTTGATATTCAGGCATTCCAGGTGAAACAACTGTTCTCATCTTTTTTTTCTTGCCATCGTAAGTTTCCAGTAGTACAACAAAACCTGTTACAAGTTCTTGTTCCTTGTGAACATAATTCATTACGTTAATAAGTGCATCACCGAACACATCAGGTATTTCAACTTTTTCATCAGACATTCAAATCAACCCCATTCAATTGTGTTGTCCATCCAAGATACTTTGAACTCCAGGCATCCGTCACGCCTGTGTAATAGATTTTTCCTATTGTGTCTTTGACAGGTAAATCAGTAGTCCACACATACCCAGGTTTATCAGATTGAATAGCCACATGGCCAAACTTGCCACCTTTCCAAAAATGTGTTGCTCCGATGGGTGCTTTCATTGGGTCTAAATGTTTATGTTTTGCAGGCGTGTTATTCCACGCAACAATTGCTGATGGATACTTTGCAGGGATTTTCCAGGCTTCACGACATGTTTTAAGGCACATGCCTTTAACACCTCTACGACCAGATTGATGAGCTACAGCCATCCAGGTGGCAGCATCGTGACCAGTCCAGGTTTTAGTGTTCGTCATTTTCTTTGACGTTTATTTTGCCAAAAGAGTAATCAGATGGGTTTAAGTATCGAAGTACAACTGGTAAAACAGCAGCTAATCCAGCAGCAAATAATGCTTTAGGGTCAGTAACTCCTGCAAGATAACAAGCTATTGATGCTGCTAAAAATGAACGTCCCCATGAAGCTGCAATTGCTTTGTAATTTGTCATAAAATTGGATTCTTTACTTCTGCTGGTAATTTATCGTAAGCGTCTTGTACTTGTTTCCAAGTTGGTTTTTTTCTGTCATCTAACCACACAAGTTCATCAAAGCATTCTTTTGTGTTATCTGTTGTTGATCCACGATATTCTGCTGCTGGTAATAATGCTTCAATTCCTAATGCTACGTCCATTTTATCCAACCTTCCAAATCAAAATTTCTGAATAAACTTCTCCAACGCCTGTTTCGTTGCGAATACCAAAACCAACACTTGCAACAGTTGTTTGAGCATAATGTTGTAATTCAAATACTTTTGTTCCTGTAATGGTTACAATACAACTAACAGTTGAAGCAGTTTGTGAACCTGTTCCAGAACAATGCATATTTGTACCTAAAGAAACTTGAGAAGAATCAGTTATATTGTAAATTCTTGAAATGTTTCCCTCTATACGAAACCCTGTTGGATAACCTTGAATAAAATATGTTCCAGCAGGCAAAGTAATTTGATTACTTGCTAATGAAGCACCTGTAATAGTATTTGTTTTAACTGTATTTAAATCTCTTGTTCTCCAAGCACCATTTGTGAATGTACCACCTTGAGTAGTTGCAGCCTTTTCATCACGAATGTGTAAAAAGTCAGCATAATTTAAAGCAGATTTCATGCTGGTATCTACAGCAGAACCTAAAGTTCTAATTGCACTTGCGCCGTCTTTTACAAGTGAACTGTCGTCAGGCGTTGTCCACCCAAAATATGTTGTTGTGGCCATGTGTTAATTAACTCCTAATAAAGCGTTTTGCCATTGCAGGTCTGGGTCTAGTGTACTCCATAATTCACCTGAGTAAACATCTTGCCACGCCACAGGAATCGCACTGTAGGCAAAGTCTGAGACGTTTAAATCAAGTCTGGCTGTGAACCTATTAATTGTCCAATTCCATCCTTCTATATATCCAAAGAAATCTGTTGGGTATAACAAGCTAGGAATGTCAGGAATTGAGATTGGCATTCCAAAGAACACGTTAACTAAGCTGTTAAGAAGTCCACTTGTCATTGTTGGTGCATCAATCTGTATACCAATACCTGAAACAACCGGGTTAGGATAAGCATTCAACAAAACTTGTCTTGCACCATAAGTATCAGCATCAGATGAGTTCTTTAAATATGTTGTTGTATTTGCAGCAATTTTGCCGTACAAGTCAATTGAAGTTGCGTCAATGGTTTCACTTGTAGCTGTTGGATTTCCGTAGGTAACAATTGCATCATTGATCAGATTATTTCTAGAAGTAAGAACAGCAATACCATCAGCCAAAATATAATTCTTTGAAATGTCTGTAAACCCATTGGTTTTAACATAGGTTGCTCTGGCATCCAAATCTGAATAACCCAAGTTGCCATCGGTGCGTTCATAAAGTTGACCCAAACCTGAATCGGCTACTACGGCTGCGTAATCGTATCCATTTTGAGCATCTGCTGTAGCTGCAAAAAGTGTGTAAGTTCCAGGAGTGTCAATATATGTGGTTGATACTCCAAGTAAATCGTTCCATGTTTCAGTTGTGTAATCTGTCCAAATTTGTGTTGCAGGTAATTGTGACCATTTTGTGCCAAATGCTTCTGTGACAACATTGAGCATTCTTGTGCCATCTTTTTCCTCTGAATACCCTGCTGTGTTAACTTCTTTGTTTGCCAATTTTGATAAAGCACCTGTGCAAATGATATCCGTTACATAAACAATACTTGTGCCACCTGCATCAAGAACTGATGCTTGAATGTCTGTCACATAGCCGGTGTAGATTGTTACAAGAGTTGCAGAATAGTTTTTGATTTGTACAACAATTGTGTCATTAATAGCAACGGATGTTTGAGGATAATCTTTAAAAGATATCCTGGCGTATCCTGCTTGTGATTGTTGATCAATGGTTTCACGTCCCATTGAAATGCTGACACCCTCAAGGGTATAGTTGGTTACTGCTGTTCCATTGATTTTGACAACAGCATCAGGAGTCCATGGCATGATTAACGAATGCCAATGCCCAAAGCTGATTGAGATAGTTTATTGACTGTGCCTTGTTTAGCTGCAGAATTGACTGCGCTGACAACTGTTCTAGCTGTGGATACTTTATCAACTGCACCTGACACATTAACATTGACTGTTGTGCCTGTTGAACCGGATGGTTTAGATGGAAAACTTAGTCCTGATGCGTTACCTGGTAAATCGATTCTTACTTGTGATTGGCTTGCAGCAAATCTGTTTCCTAAATCAATTAGGTATGTAAATGGTGCTAGTAGGTCTGATATCAAATTGGTAAGTTTTGTTAGGCCGTTAATCATTTGAACTAGTCCTGAGCCTTCACCTGATGAAGCAAATAAAGCTGTGTTTAATTCTGCAATTGATTTGCCTAAATTGTTGAATGCAGCACCTAAACCATAGCCTGCTGATTGATTTGCATCTAGATCATCTGTGAATGAAACAACACCTGTGCCAGCATCATAGACGGCTTTTTTGATGCCCTTAGCACCTGTTAATCCTTGAACAAATGAATCCAATGTTGGTAATACTTTTTCTGTTACAAAAGTTGCAAATCTTTCCACAAATGGGAGAAGCGCATAACCTAAAGTTTCTTTGGCTTCGTTAATAGCAATTGATATTCTTGCAAATCGTCCTTCAAGTGTGTTGGCTTCTTGTTCAGCGAATCCACTAAATGTTTTACCAAGTTCTTTAGTAATCTTGTCCATATCTTTGCTTTTAAGAATGGTTGAATCAATACCTAAACCAAGTTTGCCAAGGGCAGCAGAGTTGCCATCGTAGGCTTTACCTAATGCAGAAGCTACTGAATCTAAATCTTTTCCTGTAGCAGCACTAATATCCATTGCAAGATTAAGAGCCTTTTGAGTTTCCCCAGTATCCTTAATCGAACGAATCAACCTTGCATAGGCTGGTCTAAGTTTGTCGTCTGATATTCCAAGGGACAATGATTGTTTAGTAATGTATTTTTCAACTTCATCTGTTTGTGCTTTAGTTGCACCAATAACATTCTCTAAAGTCTTAGCAAGATTTCTTTGAGCCTTTTCATCTTCAATGGCTGCTTTAACTGAATCAACACCAATTTTGACTGCTGCTGTAGCTGCTGCTGCTCCAAGGGCTAGGAATGCTGCTCCTGCTGCTTTAGCAAAGTTCCCAACCTTTGTATTAAAATCATCTGTGTCATCTCCTGCTTTTTTCATGCCAGAAGAGAACTGAGCTGTGTCAGCTAATAAAGCAAGTTTGAGTGTTCTAATGTCAGCCATTTAAATTCTCTCCTTCCATTCTTGTCTTATCTTATCAATTCCTGCAACCCATTTAGCTTTGATTGCAGGTTGCATCATTTTAAGTGTTGGGAATATGAAATAACCTACGTTGCCTTTACCTGTTGGTGACATAGGTGAACGTGTTGGAAATTGTCTATATTTGTATGATCCAAATTCTGCACCCATCAAAATGTCTCCGGCTTTAGCACCTGATGATGTGATTGATTGATCTCCACCAATAGTAATTTTTGGAACTCTGTCTCTGGCAACTTTAACTGTTGAAGCAAGAGCTGAAGCTTGACGACCATTAAAACTTGCTGCGTTCTTAATTGCATCTGCTGCTTCTTGAGCAATTTCTTGAGCAACTTTTCTCAAATCTTCACTAGCAATTTTGTCCATGGCTTTAAAAGTTTTGAGCACAGCATAAATATCTTTGTCAATCACATCAAAACCAAATGTGTTCTTTGGCTCAGCCATTATTCATGACCCTCACAACTTCTGCAATTGTTGATATTTGCTCTGCCGAAAGCGTCTCGAACTCTGACAATGGCTGGCGCGTTACAACGGCCAGTTCTATCAAATATCTTTGGATGCTTCCGGTTGGGTAAAATTTGTTGCCTCAAAATCTCTTGCAAAGATGTGAACAACGTTTTGTCGCCAATTTTCAAATGTGCCAACTGGTTTATCATCAAGGCGTTTTTGCATTTGATAGCAAAGCCTGAATTGTTGGTCAAGTGTTGGTGGTTGTTCGTTTTTGATAACGCTGAACAAAGTCTGTCCAGTATCTTTTTCAGCTTGTGCAATTTCCCATGGGATTGTCCATGACTCGTACTTTTGGCCATTAGTTAATTCCCATTCCATTTTAACTTTAAACATTAGGTGACCCCTGTTTCCCGATTAGGACTTGCTTACTGAACGGATTGGCAATGAAACTGTTGTTGTCAATGCGTCCGGTGCTGAACCACCAAAGTTAGGGCGTTTTGGTAATACAGACAAAGTGATTGTTTTTCCACCAAGAGCAACTGTTACTGCTTTTGTTGTTGTTGGTGTTGTGTCAGCATCGCCCCACATGGTGTCACATAGTGAAGTTGCTGCACCCCAGTCTTGTACAATTTCTAAATCGAGAGTTCCGATTTCGTTGTCAACTGTGTAATCAACTAGCCCATTGAGTGTTTGTAACGTTGCTGTTGCATCATCTAGGGTTACTGTTGCGCTGACGATTTGGTCGTCATAGTTTACAGTTGCATAGGTTAAGGCCACGCCTCTTCCAGTTAATACTGTTGTTGCCATGATTCCTCCTTAAGGATTCCAGATTGTTCTAACTTGCACTTCTGCTGCAAGAACATCAGTTGTGTTAGTCGTTTTGATTCTTGGGCTACTTACTGAAAGTATCTGCCAAGTGTTTGGTATTAGAGGCAAAATTGTTTGAATCATTGTCTCTAAATTTGCTAAACTACCTGGATTACTTATTGCTTGTGCAATGACTTCCAGGGTGTATCTTGCATAAAATGTTGGGGTGCTTCCAATGGTTGCTATTTCGAACCATGGGTCACCTGAGATTAAACAAACTGCTGGAGGTAATACTGTTTCAGGTACATGATCATAAACTGAGTAAATTGTGTTTGAAGTAATGGCTGATTCAAGGCCATCACGTAATGATTGTATTGTTGCCATTAGCCGATAACACTTTCAACATCAATGTGTTTACCTAATAGGCCTCTTACTTTGCGAATTAAAGCAACACCCATTTTGTAAGGTGCAGGGGCAAATTCTAATCCTTGTTGTACGCCACCTGGGGCAACTCTTGATTGAAAGATATCAATTGCTACAGCTAATACGGCTTCTTCAACTTCTGAAACTGAATCATATTGGGTTAAATCGTTAGCTGCTGCTAAACCAGATGGAATATCATAACGCCAATCGTGAATTGTTGCCCCGACAGTAGTAATTGTAAATGTGTAATCATCTTCTACAGTTAATACAGTTTTTGACCCATTGTGTGCTGATACACCTGAAATAATTATTGTTTGACCTGCATAAAATTTGTGTGGAATAGTTGTATGAAACCAAGTTTTTGTTGCTGATGATGATTTGTGTTTATCAATTGGAGCATTCCATTGAACAAGCATTGAACCAACAACGGCTTCACTTGCATCAATAATATCTGTTAAAACTGTGTCTGAATAAAGGCTTGATGATACGCCACCTAGAGCTGCTCTTAATTCTGCAACTGTAATTACTGATGCCATTTCATTTTCCTTTTCTTTGGGTGACCCTCCCGGTACAGGGGTCTAAACCGGGAGAGTCGGTTAAACTCGCTTGATTTAGGTTAAGTTAAATCTGCGAATACCAGCTGCTTTTTTGGCTGCTATTGCTAGGTAGCCGTAAAGCATGATTTCAACCATTCCGTCAGTTGTACGTGTTACTTGTACTTGACGAGTTGGTGATTCGTAAACAGTTACTGCTTCTGGGGCAACGATAAATGCTGATTCATCAATGATGCCTGATGTAACAATTCCATGATCAACATAAAGGTCAAGACCTAACACATTTCCACGAATTGCTTGTCCTGAAACATTGCCTGATGCATTTTGTGGTTGTGCAGCAATGTAAAGAGGACGTTTGTTGTCATCTGTGTAACCCATGATTGCAGCCCATTGATCTGGGGAAGCAATTAAGTTACGTGCAAAAGAACCTGAGTTCTTGTAGCAAGCTGCTGATTCAACTGCAACGAAGGATTGTAATCCTGCTGCTGTTGCTGCAACGCCTGTTGCTTGTGTTCCTGATGCTGTTAAAACAGCAACTGCTGCTTTATCAGTTGCAAGAGCATAGGCATTTGCCATTTGGGAAACAAGCTCAGATAGGAATAACGGCCCGCTTCTTTCAATGAGCTCAAGTGAAACTTCATTACGTCCAGCAAACTTGTTTACGTTTACTGTTATGTAATCAGAAGTCATACCTGTTTCAGATGGTGCTGCTGTTTCATCTGTGTCTGCAACAGTTGGAACTGCTGTCAATTTTGGAATTGTAAAACTTAAACCGGTTGGAGGCAAAACACCAGATGATAATGCATCTATTGTTGGACGGCCAGCGATTGAAGTTGAAACAAATTCGTTCATGTGTGGTGCAAGAGTCAAGCCTGTGTTGGTTGATGATGTGTCATCAGCAGCCATAACAAATAAGTTTGATTCTTGATTTCCCATAGATGCTTTAATCTTGTGTTCCAAGTAGGAAGCAGCTGAGGTAATTGGTGAACGTGGTTTAGTAAATATTGCAGGGTGTACTACTTTTGAGGCTTCAACTGCTGCATCAACTTGTGGCGCAGCGTCTTGAACCTCTGGAGTTACTTCTTCTGGGTTTGCCATTGAAGTGACCTCACTTTCGGTTGTTGTTTGGTCATCTGCGCTTGCAGCGACTTCTTCTTCGCTTGCAACTTCTTGTGTTGCAGCGACATCTGTGATTTGTGCTTCAGCAAATGCTGGATTTGAAACATGTGATACTTCAACCAGGCTTGCTTTAGTTACGTGTACAACACCATCTTTGTTTTCATAAGTGTCAATGTTTGCACCTACTGATAAACCACTTCTTAAACCTTCGGAGGCTTCAATTAGATGATCCATTGCTGTTGTTGTGTTAGCTAGTTTAAATGTTGCAACAATTCCAATTGGTGTGACGTTGTGTGCAATCATTCTGCCTAATGGTTTTGTGTTGTCGTGTTCTGATAAAAACTTTATATCACCTGAAACATTCAATGAGCCTTGTTCAAATACAACTTGACCCATTGATGTTTGACCAACTTTTCCAAATGGAACAATTAATCCGGTAATTTCTCTTTTGCTTATAGAAGCTGTTAAAACTTCTGATTGAAATGTTAATTTCATATTGGTTTGACCAAATCCTCGTCTCTACGTACTTCGTCTACTGTCATCACTCCAAGTGGTACTAACTTGGAATAAATTTCTGCTCTTTCAAGAGGGTTGCCTCTTAAAAAGTCATCTAAATCAAATCTTGCCTTTTGTCCTCTTGGTAAAATGTCAGGCATTGATAAACGTTCTTCAATAACTGTTAATAATGGTTTTAATGAGAAATCAATTAAAGCTCTGCGTTCGGATGTTACGTTGGAGTAAGTCATTCCGGAAGAATTGACACCTAAATACCATTCTGGAATTCCTGTTAGTCTTGCAACTTCTGAAACTAAGTGCTGTCTGGCTTCCACTAGTTGTAATTCTGCTGAGTTGAACCCGACACTTTGCATTTCAACGCTATCATTTAAGAAAGCAGTTGAGCGATTTTGTCTAGAAGTTTTCCAGGTATTTAAAAGAGCTGTGACGCGTTCTTTAGGTAATGGTAATGAAGATTTTAATACAACAGATGGTGTTGGCTCTTGTGCAAATCTGTATGAAGCCTTTTCTAATTCTAAAGCTGAACGAAGTGTTAATCCGGCACGATTTAAAATGCCTTCATCAAGTCCGGTAAATGGAATTAAAGCACCAACACCAAAGTTAGGTGTTTCAATACCATCAATTTGATAACCAATAACAAATTTTGATGTGTAATCTAATTTTTGAAATACTCTGTCAGAAGAAATCCATTGTGCTGATATTGGACGACCTGTTGTGTTATCCATTTCAAGGATTTGCCAATATGCTTTTCCTGTAAATAACAAATCTTCAACTGTGTACGCAAATACAACAGATGCTGGCATTCGTGGATCAGGATTTGCAATGATTGATGGTGCAGGGATATGGGCTTCATCCATTTCGCGATAAACTTCGCGTGGCAATGTTGCGATGCTTGTGCATATAAGTGAACGTGCTCTTGAAACTGCCGGGACAGACATAGCTTCTTGTCTGGAGATTGGTGGGTTAAATCCGTAGCTGTAAAATGTTTGGTTTCCGTCTGGAAGTACGTAAGGTGCTGCTGCAGCATCAACAATTGATGTCTCAGCTTGGTCTTTAATGAAATTGGTTAAGAGTCCCATGGTATATACATCATATTACACCAATGTAATTTAAGCCATCATTGAATAGTGAGTTAAGCAATCTGGATGTCTATTTCTCCGGCTGATTGTCTTTCGGTTGCTTTGTGAATCGCTAACATCATTGCAATGGCTGCTGTGGATTGTTTTCTTCTCATTACATACCAGATACCTGAGTCATTTGTTTTCTTAATACATGCAATGACAGATGCTGTCAGTTCCGGCTGATTGGCGTGGCTCAAACGCCCACCTGTCATTGCACCCAGGGATTCATTACACGCTTGATAGTATTTTGTTCCAGCTACAACCTCAGCATTGATACCTGCTTGACGTAGTTTGGCTGCAACTGAGTCACCACTAAATCTGTTTAATAACACACTTTCAGCGTTATAGGTTTTTGACCATTGAGCTACTCTGTCGGCAATCATCAAATCATCTAATGCTTTATCTGAGTCCATCATGTCCATTAGTCCTACTGCAATTGATCCATCTTCAAGCATTTGTGAACCGACTATTGCAAAGTAAGTTCTTTCAGGTGATATTTCAACACCTATCCATGTTGGTCTGTCTGCATCTAGTTTCATATCTGGTTGCATGCAGCCTTGCCATGCATCATGTGGCCATGGACTGTTGAGTGTGTCAACCCATTGGCATAACATTTCGGTTTGGATGATTTCAGCAGGGTCACCCATTCGTGCTTGTAAAGTTTCTTCTGTAATTGTGTAACCAAGTGCCGGGTTGGCTTGTTGCCAGGCTTTTCTGTCGCCTAATTTGAGGTGTGGTTCAGCACTCCACTCATACCAAGCGATGTCATCATCTGAGTTTGTTTCAATTTTTTGATATGCCCTAGCTCTTAATTGATTTAGAACAATTGAGTCAGCCGACCCTGCATTCGAAGTAATCCACATCTGAGGATTTTTTGAGGCTTGCATTGTGTAAGCAAGAGCTGCAAAAGCATCTGTTGTTTTGTGTTGTCTTGCTTCATCTAGGTAAACTGTGTTTGCTGTTAAACCTCTAGCTGCACCTGGTGTTGGTGCTATAATTTTGTAACGCGCGCCATTTTTTAATTCAATCTCTTCGCGACCATTTGCCCTTGTAACTTGTTTGACTTTTTTGGTTAGCCAATCATATCCATCAATCATTTCAACAACGTTCCTGAATGTTTCTAAGGCAACGTCTCTGTTTTGTGCTGTGGCAATTTGTAAACGTTCATCAAATAGAAATAACCCTGCCAAGATTCTCATTCTAAGTAAATGAGTTTTGCCACATTGTCTTGAAACCAAAACGCCTACTGTTTTGTGAATGTATTGATCATTGACATGCTTTAAAGAATCATCCAGAACAAACTTTTGCCAAGGCATCAAAGGCATACCAATGGCCTTTGCCAAATCTGCTACAGCTTGTGATTTAGTTTGGTGATTCGTTATTGTGGTTGAGATTCTCGGGGTTGATGATCCGACCAGAACGGATTTTGTCAAGAGGTGTCACCTCACTTGCAATCTCGGGACGCTCGCCACGTCCAAACACACTCAAACCATATTTATCTAATATGACTTGTAACTGTCTAGACATGTTTGTAATCTCTTTAGTTTCAGAATCAGGTAAATTATCAATGATGCCAGCCAAACAAAATGCCATTGCTACCCCTGACAAATCAGCTTCTGTAATCCAACCATTTTGTTGAGCATAGTCAACACTCTTTTCTAAACTTGGTAATATCCGATGATTTTGTTCTCTAGGCACTTAAATTCCTCTCATTTTTTGGTGGTGTAAATACACCAAAATCCTTAAAACCCTCGGAGAGAGGGCGTG